GCCAGGGGAGAGATGGTCAAACGCTGGTTGTGTGTTTGGCCCCCAAAGAACAGTCGCGTGGCGAGTCCTCGATGCCCAATATTTCGGAGTGGCCCAACGCCGCCGCCGTGTGTTCGTTGTCGCAAGTGCTCGAAACGGGTTCAGTCCCGCAGCGGTTCTTTTTGAGCGCGAAAGCCTGCGCCGGGATACTCCGCCGAGCAGAGAAGCGGGGGAAGCGGTTGCCCCAACCATTAGAGCAGGCGCTCCGAACGGTAGCCCAAGTCACGGAGCCAGAAGCGGTGACAGTCGAGATGAGTTGATCGTCCCTCAACCCTACTCCGTCGCCAACTGCCTGACGGCGCGCATGCACAAAGGCATCAACAGCACGCTTGACGAGGGACAGACGCCGGTGATCGGTTTTAACGCCAGACAAGACCCAGATTCATGGGCAGATCGCACGGGCCCGCTGGACACCGACAGCAGCACGCAAGCGGTGGCGTTCAGTGCGAAAGACTACGGCGCCGATGCGACCGCAGACCTGTCACCTACGCTGCGAGCAATGGGGCACGCCGAAAGCCATGCAAACGGCGGTGGCCAGATGGCGGTTGCACAATCCATGCAAGTGCGCCGCCTGACGCCCGTCGAGTGTGAGCGCCTGCAGGGGTTCCCAGACGGATACACGCTCATCACCTACCGCGGCAAGTCTGCGGCTGACGGCCCGCGCTACAAGGCGCTGGGCAACTCATGGGCAGTGCCGGTGGTGCGTTGGATTGGTGAAAGAATGCAACGGGCGGTTTTTCAGGAAAAAGTATGAACATCACCAAAGTCTTCGGCCCCCCGGGTAGTGGCAAGACAACCTTCCTCCTGAGCATCGTTGAACTCGAACTCGAGTCCGGTGTCGCCCCTGCCAGCATTGGCTACTTCGCTTTCACGCGCAAGGCCGCAAACGAGGCCAAGGAACGTGGCGTCGCGAAGTTCCCGCACTTGAAGCCCGACACTGACTTCCCGTGGTTTCGGACGCTACACAGCCTTGCCTACCGCTGCTTGGGCCTTGGCACAAAGGACATGATGGCGGTCGAGCACTACCAGGAGTTCGCACGCGAGGCAGGCATCACGCTCGCGACCGATACCGGCGAAGAGGATTTCATTGTCAAGACGGACCATCCGATTCTGAACGAGATCAACATCGCACGGATCAAGGGCCTGGACCTGCGTGAGCACTACAACCGCTCAGAGATCGAAATCGAGTGGCACTACTTCGAATTCATCGAGCGCGCGTACCGGCACTACAAAGACGCCCGCAACCTTCTGGACTTCACCGACCTCTTGGAGTTGATCGTCCAGCAGCCGGAGCGCTTGCCACGGCTCGAGGCGCTCATCATCGACGAAGCACAGGACCTTTCACCCCTGCAATGGAGGCTGGTAGAGCAACTCGCGTTGCGCTCCCAGCGCTGCTTTCTGGCAGGCGACGACGACCAGGCCATCTACACCTGGGCCGGGGCCGATGTCGAAAGCTTCCTGAACTTCAAAGGCCAGATCAAAGTGCTCGAGCAGTCGTACCGCGTGCCCGCAAAGATCCACCAGCTCGCCAACTCCGTGGTCCATCGGATCAAGAAGCGTCAGCCCAAGGCGTGGCGCGCTCGCGAAGAGACAGGCAGCATCCACTACTACCAGGACTGGCACGACGTCAACGTCGCTCAAGGCGACTGGCTGATCCTCGCGGCCGCCAACTACATGCTCTCGGACATGTACGAGTGGTTGAAGAGCCAAGGCCTCCTCTTCGAGCGCTACGGACAACGGTCCATCCCTGAGTCCGTGCTCACGGCCGTCATCGGCTGGGAGCGCCTGAGGAAGGGCCAGGAAGTGCCTTTTGAAGTTGTAAGGACTGTTTACAAGTACATCGACACCCGGTTCGTGAAACACGGCTACAAAGGCCTGCGCACGGCCGACCCGGCTGCCATGTACACCATCGATTCTTTGAAAGAAAAGCACGGACTTCTTTCTACAGAAATCTGGCACCAAGCGCTCACCAAGATCGCGGAGAACCAGCGCCACTACCTGATCGCGGTGTTGCGCCGTGGAACGCGGCTCACGGGCAAGGTTCCGATCAAGCTCTCCACGATTCACGCAGCCAAGGGCGGTGAGGCGGACAACGTGCTCCTGATGGGGGACTTGACCACCAAGTTCGCCCGAGAGTACGACCGCAACGCAGACGACGTGAACCGGCTGCTGTACGTCGGCATCACCCGTGCCAAACAAACTCTGCACATCGTGCTCCCGAAGGATGAGCGCAAAGGATTTCGGCTGTGACCAAACGCGACTTCAACACCATGCCCCTCTTTCCGCGACAGTCGGAGTGGATTCCTCCACAGTCTTTCCCCAACTTGTCCACCGCCAAGGAGATTGCAATTGACCTCGAAACCTGTGATCCCAACATGGAATCCATGGGCCCAGGCTGGCCTCGTCGTGACGGCCACATTGTTGGGTACGCTGTTGCCGTTGACGGATGGGCAGGCTATTTTCCTGTTGCTCATAGCGGCGGCGGTAACCTTGATCGTCGGATTGTGGAGCGATGGGTGGCCGATGTCCTTGCGACGCCGGCTGACAAAATCTGCCACAACGCCTCCTACGACATAGGCTGGCTTCGCGCTTCAGGCTTCACGGTCAACGGCCGCATCATCGACACCATGCTTGCCGCGCCGCTCTTGGACGAGAACCGCTTCAGCTACGCGCTCAACAGCCTGGGCTTTGACTACCTTAAGGAGACCAAGTCCGAGCAGGGATTAAAGGAAGCCGCACAGGACTTCGGCATCCACGCGAAGAAGGAGCTTTGGAAGCTGCCGGCCATGCACGTGGGCGAGTACGCCGAGCAGGACGCCGCGCTCACGCTCAAGCTCTGGCACCACCTGAAGGCGCTCATGCGGTCCGATGACGTCGAGTTCATCTTCAACCTGGAGACGGAGCTACTGCCCATCCTCATTGACGTTACCTATCGAGGCATCCGCTTCGATCATGCCAAGTGCGACCGCCTTGTCCAGGACATGCGCCAACAAGAAAAGCAGATCTTGCAGACGATCAAGGAGCAGGCCGGAGAGCAGGTCGATATCTGGGCGGCGGCGAGCATCGCCAGAGCGTTCGACAAACTGGGTATTGAGTACCCGCGCACGGCTCAAGGCGCACCGAGCTTCACCAAGAGCTTCTTGGACAGCCACGACCATCCGATGGCCAAGATGATCGTGGAGGCGCGAGAACTGAACAAGACCCACGGCACGTTCTTGACACCCTACCTCGAGCATGCGCGACGCGACGGCCGCATCCACACGCACTTCAACCAAATGCGAAACGAGGACGGCGGCACGGTCACCGGCCGCCTGTCCGCCGCCAACCCAAACTTGCAGCAGGTTCCGGCCCGGCACGAGATCATCGGGCCGATGGTGCGCAGCCTCTTCCTACCTGAGGAAGGCGACCTCTGGGCCGCGAACGATTTCTCCTCACAAGAGCCGCGCCTGCTGGTGCACTACGCCACGCTCCTCGGGCTCCCTGGCGCAGAGAAGATGGCGGACGCCTACCGCGCCGACCCCAACACCGACTTCCACCAGATGGTCGCGGACATGGCCGGCATCAAACGCAAGGCCGCCAAGACGATCGGCCTGGGGCTCATGTACGGCATGGGCAAACAGAAGCTGGCCAACAGCCTGGACCTGCCCCTGGAAGAGGCGAGCGAGCTCATCGGCACCTTCCACGCTAAGGTCCCGTTCCTGCGCGGCACGGTGGACGCGGTCATGCGCCGCATCGAGCACCCGGCCTCCGGTGGCGCGATCCGCACGCTCTTGGGCCGCAAGTGCCGCTTCCCGCTCTGGGAGCCCGTGCAGTACGGCGTGAACAAGGCGCTGCCGTACGAGCAGGCAATCATGGCCTACGGACAACGGATCAAGCGTGCCGGCACCTACAAAGGCCTCAATCGCCTCATCCAAGGCTCGGCCGCCGACCAGACCAAGTCCGCCATGGTGGCGCTCCACAAGGCCGGCTTCAAGCTCTTGCTCCAGGTCCATGATGAGTTGGCCGTGTCGGTCAAAACACGGGACGAGGCCCGCGAAGCAGCGAACATCATGACCAAGGCGGTGAGTCTGGAAGTGCCCTCACGCGTTGATGTTGAAACTGGACCTTCCTGGGGCGAGGCGGCATAATGGACCTCGGTTTCTGTTGTCTCCTTCAGGTGGTGATTAGGCCGGGGCCGTTCCCCGGCCCTTTTTTGAGAAAGGAGAATGTCCGGTGCCCCGGCATGTCATCAAGCAGCCCCCAATCCCGCCTAAGTACAAGGTGGGTCCACGGCCTCTTGAGATCGTTCACGTTCCTCGAGAGGTCGTCAACGGCTATGGCGTCCCAGAAGACTGGGTCATTGAACATTGGATGAACCTCCCCAAGGAGGTTGAACCCAAGAAGTACAAGTTCAAAGATCGACTAGGAGCCAACGGATTGGATCACCTGAAGAAACCACCCAAGCCGCCTAAGCCCAAGAAGCGCGGTCGGCCACGCAAGATCGGGCCCAAGAAGAAATGGCGCGAGGACCCGTACCGCTTGTCACCGTCCACGCGCCCCGGTGCACGTTGGCACACGGTCAGCGTTCCAGAACTCGCCCACGCGCAGCTCAAAGAGATGTCGCTTTTCTATGAGATGCCGCTCACACAGATCATAGCCAAGCTCGTCGGCGAGGCGTTTGTAAGGGCCTCAGAAGAATCCGCCCTCCTCGCACGAATCGAGGCCAACCGACAGAAGGAAAGTGCAGATGGAAAAGCTCACGAAGATGTACCACAAGACGCAGATAAGCCTGCCCGTCGAACTCACTTTTGAGGTCTGGCCTTCTCTCGAAGTACGCGGCGAACTCCTGCCTCCGATGGTCGAGATCACCAAGATCATGCTCACGATCGTTGGCCCCGGCGGCAAGCCTCGGACCATTGACATCACACAGAGTTTCTCTGAGGATCAGTTCATGGCATTGGAAGACGAAATCATTGAGACCTACAGTGAAAATGACTGACGAACTACGCGCCTTGAGCGCCCGCTATCCAGAGCACACTGAGTTCATTCAGGCCTGTGCCGACAAGCTGGACGAGTCCCGGCAATGGAAGCTCGCGTGGATTCAATCAGAACTTCGCAACGAGGCCTTGACACGCGAATTGGAGCTGTTAAGATCCAAACCCTAGACGCAAGTCTTAGTCGCAACCAGAAAGGAGAACGCGATGTCCCAGAAGCCCACTGTCCCCGCCACTGTCTGGCCTTTCCCTATTTGGGACGGCACTCAGTGGCTCACGCCGCTTGAGCAGTTGACCCCGGCCGCGCGCAAAGCGCTCCGTTCCGAGAAAAAAGATTCTCGGACCCCGGACCTGTCCGACATCGAAGACGCGAGGTTCTGACATGCTCGTCAAGAACCCGCAGACAGGCAAGATCGAGGTCGTCCGTGGCCAGTCCGAGACCTTCTTCTACAACACGGGCCGCGTTCGCATCGGCATCCTCTACCAGCGTCCCGCCCCTGCCATGTCCCTTGACGAAGAGCGCCTTCAGCGGGCGCTGCTGCGTGAGGCCAAAGCGGCACGGCGGCGGTCATGAAAAAGCGCAACAAGAAGTACCGGCCACGGCCCGTGATCCACGACACGATGTCCTTCGTACTTTCCGGCATGCAGCGCCTGTCCGACATCAAAGGCTACTGCGTCACCGTGCAACTGCGCACGCGTGCCGCGCTTGAGCGGCTGCGCCTGGGCATGGCAGACAAGGATGACGTCGCACGGCTCATGGCCATGCTCAACCTCACTGAGGCGCTGGCGATGCACGGCCTGGGCAAGGATCACCTCGAGTCGCTGTCCACGATCCAGAAGCACCTCGTCAACCTCGCCACGCGCGGCGCGGCCACCGGGCGCTTCATCATGAACGCGGAGCAATGGCAAGCGCTCAAGGACCTGGCTGACCTGCACGAAGCGCAGCTCGAGACCTGCACCGTCTACGAGGTTGAGCAGGCAGTGGACTTCATCGAAAGAAATCAGCGCTCCGGCAACGTCCATCTAATCACACCACCGAAAGGGATCGTATGAAGCGCATCGGCAAGAATGCCATCGAAGTCATGGAGATACTCCAACGTGCCTGGGCCAAGCTTGATGTCCAGCAGGGTGAGGGCACGATCGAATTGCTCCCGCCCGAACTCACTTATGAAGAGTTCACTGAAAACCCGGTCGTGCAGTGGCTCTTCGCGGGCCACTTCCCGCCGCCCTTTGCCAACGAGGCGATCGCCTACGAGGCCTACATGTTCTATACCACCGAGAGAAAGTGAGAACTGCCATGTTTAACCTTGCCACCCTGCAACTGCACAACGTCCAAAAGGTTGTCGTCGGGCCCGAAGAGGAGCGAAACAACTATCACTTTCGCCGCATCTTGATTTACACCAAGACCGGAGAGACTGCGATCGAACTCTTCTCCCACTTCCCCGACGAAAACGACGACGACACCGGTATTCTCGTCTCCGTCTGAGCCAAGGACCCGCCATGAACAAATGCCGCACTTCACGCCCCCGCCCGACCTTCGCCCAGATCGCCGAGGAGGCACGGCTCAAGGCCAACTTCGAATACGAGGCGCGCCTGTCTTCTGAGCTTGCGATCGCGCTCGAACAAGCCCGTGCCGAGTACGAAGAGGCCTACCACCTGCTCTCCAAGCACACCACTGCGCTCGAGCTTGAGAACGCCATGCTGCGAGAGCAGTTGCGCATTGCCCAGCGTTCATGGTTCCAAGCGCTTGTCTCACGGATCAAGAGCCCATGGGCATGACCAACGCTGAAGCGATCACGGACCCGGCGCTCGTCTGGCGGCCCATGGACACCTGCCCCACAGGGCCGAAAGTGCTGCTACTGAACGCCGCAGGGATTGCGAGCACGGGCTGGTGGGATGGCAAGGGCAAATGGTACGTGGGCTGGTATCCACTGCCCAAGGTCCCGGCCGAGATCCGTGCGCTGATTGAGCCAACGTACAAACCGAAGGAGCAGACATGACGCGAGATGAAATCCTTTCACGGGCCGAGAAACACGGCCCGATGATCGCGGGCTGGTGCTTCAACGCATCGGGCCTGGAGAAGTTCTGGCGAGAGGCGTTTGAAGCGGGCCGGAAGTCAGAGCGCGAGAACTGCGCGGCACTGACCGAGCACCTGGGGCAAGAGGGGATGGGTACTCTTGCGATCGCAGCGACGATGAGGAAGCGGAAATGACCCAATACAGCATCTTGAAGATGGCTCAAGAAGCTGGAGCGTTTTGGGAGCTATCGGAGACGCCAGAAAAAGATGCAGACTTTTTGATGCGCTTTGCAGAGCGTGTTGCAGCCTACGAGCGTGATCGATGCATCCTGATACTAGAGCGCCTGCACGAGCAGGTAGGTGATCGGCACAACTACTACTTGCACGCAGCCAAAGTGCTGAAGGGGGAGGCATGACCGAAGCCTTCTTCATCGGCTACGCAGTCGGCATTCTCACTGGCTACGTCGCATGGGCACCTGAGACACGGTTCAAGAAGAACTTCGTTGACGGACTGACGTTGCGGTTTTTGTGGAGACGGAGATGAGCATCGAGGTAATGCGACAGGCGCTGGAGGCGTTGGAGCAAATCAACCAGCTCAGCGTCGGCGAGAACGCCATCGCTCTGCCGGGTGAGATCGACGCAGCGATGGACAACCTCCGCGCTG